AATTGAAGCAGATCAAAGAAAATTTCAAAGAGAAGAAGAAAAAAGACAAGCTGTGTTAGAAAAAAAACTAGCAGAAGCAGAAGAAGACGCCCAAATACAAAGAGAAATAGATGATATTAAAATTAACCAGGGCATTAGTTTAAGCAAAAGAGAACAAAAGCTATTAAAAGAAGACATAAAAAAGAAAAGAGAACAAAAAGATGAAAGAGATAAAAAGGATCTCCTAAAGAGAATTGAGCAAAGAAAAAAAGAGCAAGAGATTGAAACTAAATTTGGAACTGCATATTTAAATTTTTCTAAAATAATAGATAGTGAAAGATTTAAAAGTGCAGAAAATTTAGCAAATAAAAATATAAAATTACAGCAGTCTTCTAATGCCACATTGAGAACAATTGGAAAGGCGGCCGCCGTAACACAAATCGGAATTGATTCTTTTAAAGGAGCAATGGCGGTCTTTGCTCAGTCCGTTGCAACGTTTCCACCGCCATTTGGCCCTGCCCTCGGTGCAGGATTGGCCGCTGCACAAATAGCATTCGGGGCCGAACAAATAGCAAATGTTTTAAAGGCACAGAAAGGTGGAATGATAGAGGGTGTAGGTCGTGGTGATAGGATACCAGCTTTATTAGAACCTGGAGAGTTAGTCGTTCCGAGACAAAATTTTGAGGATGTTATTCAGGCCGAGTCAACTAGAAGGGCCATAGAAAATGGGTCGATAACTTCAAATCCAACTGAAATAATAATAGGGTTTAGTGATAATGCATTTGACATTATAGAAGAAAAAATTTTAGAACGCCGGGCTATAGGTGTGGGATTAATATAATGGCACAAAATATAAAATGGTATAATAAAAATTTTATCGACATTGATAATCCTGATCCAACAATAACAATAACTGATAGTGTTGCGACTGACACAGGGCAAAGTTATGTAGATTATATGATCAATCGAAATAATACCTCAGGTTGGCGAACTACAGGGTCAAACGATAGTGCAAATACGCAAATTGATATCGATATGATAGATACCTATGGGATAGATAGAATTTTGCTTGTAAACCATAATTTAAAGGCCTTTACGATACAATATTATAACGGTGCAAGCTATACAGATTTTTCAACTCCAATTAACGAAACAACAAATACAAATACAACAAATGAATTTAGTTTTAACTCAGTGCAAACGAGTCAAATAAGAATTATTATTACAGGGACTCAGGTTGCGGACGAGGATAAATTAATTAGTCAGTTGATTATTACTACTGCATTAGGTCAATTTGAGGGATGGCCACAAATTGTAAAACCAACAATTAGTAAAAATAAGAAAAACTCAAGATTGCTTTCTGGCAAAAGCTTAGTTACAAGACAAGTCGGGTCATTTTCTTGTGAGTTATCTGTGGAGAATTGGAATAACAGTAATGATTTAGATTTAGTTGAAAGTATATATTTTAACCCAACTGGAGTTTTAATGTGGGTTAACGCTGGGGATGATTCCCAATTTTCCCGAACCAATATTGGATATAGAAGCAAAGATATCTACTTAGTCTATCCAGTGAATGAATATATACCAGAGTTTTATAAATTTTATTATAACACTGGTATTAAAATAAAAATTAAACTGGCAGAGGTCGTTAGATGAGTCAACTAAGAGTTTACATAAACACTTTTGACGATAGAAATGTATATAGTGGTTTTGTGGAATACACTAACGACACAGATGAATCTAGTCTTCAAAGAGTTAGTCAAAAGTTAGACAATAATCAATTTGATGTAGGTGTTTATAAAAATACTAATTTTAATCTTGCATTAAAAAATGACGATGGAAAATTTTCTGAAGTCGGTGTGACACAAAGCATATTTATAAGCAAAAGAATTGATTCAATTGTAAAAATTACTTGGCAAAATGCAGGGTCACAGGCCATTTGTGGAATTGCCATTTGTGGAGATGCAATACTTGGAGATGAAAAAATAATTTTTTATGGTTTATTAAATGACATTGCAACGTTTCAAAATATTCGTGATCAAAAAATTAAATTTTCTTGTCAGGGCCTAGAGTCAATTTTTCAACGTGTCGAAACAAATTACTCTAGTCTAAATGGCAGTGACACTATAAGCGATATTATTTATGATTTATTAAATCAAACTGAAATAACTAATTTAATGACGGTTAGTGCAGGGAATATTTCGGTAGGTCAAGATCAAGTGCCTGATTCAATTGCGGATCTAGAAGAATCAACTGTAAAGGAAGCGTTAGACAAATTATTAGAAATGTCTAATAGCGTAATTTATGTTAGTGTAGATGATCAAACTGTATATGTTAAACCAAGGTCTCCAGGAGCAACAGTTGATTATATTTTTTACGGACAAGCATCAAATGAAGGATCGGAAAATATAATTGATATAAAAAATGTTAAGACAGGTCTTAATAGGACTTTTAATTTTTGGAAATGGACAGACACTACAAATACATCAAAAGATCAATCTAGTATTGATATGTATGGGGTTAGAAAAAAAGAAATTGACAGTAGTTTATTTACTAATACAACAAAAATAGAAAATATATTAACTGATTATAAAGATGAATTTGCAAATCCAAAACAAGAATTAAAGTTAACAAGCATTTTGGATAATAATACAGTAGATTTATTTTTATTAGACAAAGTACAAATTGATTATCCAACAGTTTTTGACCCTGCTCCAGATAGTGATTTACCGTTGTATGGTAAGGCTGTTTATGGGACAGATAAATATCCGTTTGGGCAATGGAATTTAACAATTGATTCAACAAAAAGTTATAAAATTCTAGGCAGATCAGTTGATTTAAAAAATAATTTAATAACATTTGATTTAAGAGAAATTTAAAAAACCATAATTTAAAAGGAATTAATTATGGGAACAAATACTTTAGTTTCAAAAAGCGATGGCCAGACTATTTCTAGTTCGGATGTGAACCAATATAGGACAGCACTTAATCAAAATATTGTTCCAAGAAATGCCAGCGGTGCACCGACCGATCAGGCCGGAGATTTAGGGACATCAACCTATGGATTCGATAAGGTTTATGCAGAAGAATATAATATAGGTGATACCGCCAGCGGACTTGTTATAAAAGAAAACGTTAGTGGCCAAATGTCATTCCAATCTAGTGGTGTGGAAAGAGTCGTATTGGACGATAATGGTATAAACGGAAGTGGAATTAAAGATTCTACAATTGCAACGTCAAAAATTATCGATGCAAATATCACAACGGCCAAGATCGCAGATAGTAATGTAACAACGGCCAAGATCGCAGATAGTAATGTAACTTCTGCTAAAATTGCGTCAACGGCAGTTACAACGGCCAAGATCGCAAATAGTGCAGTTAGCACAAGTCAAATCGCAGATTTAAGTATTTCAAATGGTAAAATTATAAATGGTGCAGTTACAGTTTTAAAAAGATCAATTGACTCTACTGCTTCTTCATCCTCTGGAACCTGGAGTACTAGCTCATTAACAGAAACACAAATAAATAATGCTTTTGTTTATTTAAGCCCAGACAGTAGACCGCTAAAAATAGAATTGTTGCCTGATTACACAACAAATATATCTCAACTTTATTTAGCAAGTCCAACAACCCCAGGAGCATACACAGCGTCATTTTGCTTATATAGGGCCACAACAAAAATAGATGAAATATATATGTATAGCGTAAATTCTACTACTAACGTTGCTAGTTGGCCTTCAGTTTGTTTTTTTACAGGAAATGAAAGCGGAGTAAATGTTATTTATGGTATACAAGTTAAGGTTTCTAGTACAAATGCTGTTATACATGCTAACAATATGCGTGTAGTCGCTACCTATATTTAATTTTCAAGGATGAAAAATGGCAAATCCATATGATAGTATTCCAACAAGAGTTAATAACACAGTTATTGACGCATCTTGGTTTAATACAATAAAAACTACTTTAGTTAATAACGGTTCCGTTAAACACAACAAATCGGCAACAACGGCACCAACAACCTCAAATGATGAAACAGAAAATTATGAACCAGGGTCTACATGGGCCGACATAACAAATGATAAATTTTATTATTGTATAGATGCATCTACAGGTTCAGCGGTATGGTTTGAATTTGCAAATACTAGCGGAACACAAACTTTAACAAATAAAAGGTTGGACTCTCCAAAAATTAATGAAGACGTTGCCATGACGTCAACGGCAACGGAGTTAAACCAATTAGACGGTGTTTCAGTAGGTGGCAATAGTTCGGGCGATATTATTACAACGGATGATACACAGACTTTAACCAACAAAACATTAACAACACCGCAAGTTAATGAAGCCGTTAATCTAACATCAACTAGCACAGAATTAAATCAACTTGACGGTGTTTCTGTGGGTGGAAACAGTTCAGGCGATATTTTAACAACCGATGATAGTCAATCGATAACAAATAAAGACATAGACGGAGGAACGGCATCAAATACTTTAAGGGTAACAATTCCAAAAAATACCACATCAAATTTAAATGCATTAACCAGGAAAGAAGGAACTATAGTCTATGATACAACTGTTTCAAAATTGAAATATGACGATGGTATTATATTATATGAACTGGCCGAAGGAACTACTTCTACAAATGAGTTGGTTAAAAGATCAAAAAATTTTGTTATAAATCCAAGATTTGACTGGTGGCGAATTAACACAACTCAAGCATCTGACGGATATGGAAGTGACGATATGGGCTATAATGGAATTTCTGGTTATACAAGGACTCATTCTAGGCAAGCCTTTACTATTGGTCAAACAGATGTGCCTGGTAATCCTATCTACTATTCGAGGACTGTATGTACAGCGTCGGCAGGGGTTGGCGATCTTTGCTCAAAGCAAATTAGATTCGAGGACGTTAGAAGATTTTCTGGCAAAGCAATGACTTTTATTATTTATGCAAGAGAAGCGTCGGGTCTGGATTTTTCAATAGAAACAGCACAACATTTTGGAACTGGTGGAAGTCCTTCATCATCCGTAAGAGGAATAACGGTAGATAAATTTACGCTATCTTCATCATGGGATAAATATATTGTCAATGTGACTTTTCCAAGTATAAGTGGAAAAACAATTGGAACTAACAATAACAGTTATTCAGAAGTATTAATATATTTTGGAGCAGGGTCAAATTATAATGCTTTGACTGATAGCTTAGGTCATCAATCGGGGACATTTGATTTAAGTTACAGATTCATGATAGAAGGGACATATACTTCTATTACAGACATTCCACAAACCTATGACCCTACAGCGGACTATTTAGCTTGTTTAAGACATTATCAAAAAAGTTATAATGACAATATCTTCGCTGGTGCCTCTGGTAGTACTACGGGTTGGACTAGATTTTCTAGTGGAACAACAACAACAAATTCAATTTTTAATACTACTTTTTTAAAAGTGCCGATTTATAACTCTCCTTCCGCTAGTTTAACCACATACGATTTATTGGGAAATAGTGGAAAAGTAACACATTTTAGCACTCATAATATATCACCTAATATAACCGCATTAGGTAGGGGATCTTTTGAAGTATACAGTGATGCAACAACATCAAAAACAAATGGTGATATGTCATATCATTGGGTAGTTTCAAGTCAAATTTAAATTAACATTTAAAAGGACTGTGAATTGATAAAATTTTTAACAAAAATTATCATGTTTTCAAAAAAAAATGGGTTAGAATTAGATTTAAGGCTTATAAAGTTATGGTTAGAAGCAAATAGTAAAAAAAAAGAAAAAAAATTTTACATTAAATAAAAATAAAATATATAATACATTATTCAAACAGACCTTTCTGGTATTTTTATTCAAAACCTCATTCAGTTTTTTCCTAAAATTTCTTTAAGGGTCCAATAAGACCCTTTCTTCACTTCTATAAAAGTCAAATACCATCCTTGTATGCCCATCGACCTCTATTTCAACCTCATGTATTCTGAATAGACCTCCAAGAGTCCAATCGCAACCAACGACTTTTTTAAATCGACCAATACAGCTAAATCCGAGATAGGATAAAACTTTTTCTTTGTCCATGCCTAAACTCTCCAGGTCTTTGCCTTTTTGTGGGGTTTTACAATTCGGACAAACCAAAATAAAATCTAGAATATTATCTTTTCCAAATAGATTTTTACCTTCTTCTTTCCATTCTTCGATAGTATATTTTTTCATTAATATTTTTTCCTTCTTTGTGGGTGTTGTGGGGCAAGAAAAACCAACTTAGTTTGACTTAAAGCAGGGCCGCATTTTTGCCAGCGAGCATGACCTTTTCGATACCATGACTTGCCCTGTTCATATGCGCGGACTTTTTCAATATTTAAGTCTAAATAGGTATAAGGTTTACTAGAGTAATGTTTTGTTTCAAATTCTCTTTTACTTCTTTTTCTTGAAAATTCAGCAATTCTTTCCTGTATTATTGTATTCCTTGAAGGGTTTTGTATGTAAATAATAGAGTTAACGACAGTGCTAAATATTTGCAAAAGATGCGGTCTCAAAAGATCTCTATATTTGTCACTTTTATCATTCTGGAAGCACATTCTCAGACTGTTCGGAACGATCGGCGCCACATTCAAAGAGTCATCTTTTATGCTTCCATGCGCGGCAATTAGTGATTTAAAGATACGAGCAATAATAACAATAACGGCAAGATCTTTACTCACACAAAATGCGTAAGCTGTAATGTCGTCAAATATGTTATTTTCCAATTTTGAAAAGTGGAAGCACATCCCTTTTTTTACATAAAGCAAATTTTTTATTATATCGTGATATTTTTCGACCGGTGTTACGTTTTTTAAAATATTTGTTAATGTTGAGCTAACAGAATAGTTAATGTAATCTTTTTTACAGAAAGTTACTAAACATCCACTTATAAAGGTTAAACTCTCAAATGTTACGTCTTGATGTGGTCCTTCTTCATTTAAAAATTCTTCAAAAAAAGATGCATAGTCATTCTCACTTTTGTTTAATATATATAAAAAATCATCTTTATTTTTGTATATATTCTTACCCAGGGCATGTTTTATCCCGTCTTCTTTTACAGAAGCAATAAAGAGATGCAGTACAATAAACAAGTCTGTATGTATCTTCTTCTTTTTTTCCTTGAAGAGTTCTTCAAGTGACTTGTCGTCAAAGATTTCATGCAAAAATTTTTTTATAAACATAATCTAACTTTTTGGATATATTAAGCTGAATAAATTTACATTAAAAAAAAAGCAATGACAAAGGGATTTTAAATGAGAACACCACGGGAGTTTTACAACGAAATCGTTAATATGTTCTACGATTTCCAAAAAGAGGGTGCAATAGACGGGGAAATACCGAGAGAAAGAATTGTAGAGTCAACCGAATCATTGATCCAAGCAAGTCTGGCGACTTCTCTTGTTCAGATGATGACTAACAAGGAAAATAGATCTAGAGGAAAAGGCGAGCTATACCAAGAATTTGTTAGTTTTTATTATGGATGCGCTGAGACATATTTTGAAAATTTTTATGAAATTACACGACAGGATATAAACAAAGTTAAGGGATATGAAAATAATTAAAAACCTCAACAAGAACATAGATAAATACATTATTAAATTTCTTAATAGGCAAGCAGAAAAAGACGTAAAGAGGCAAATAAAAAAGGTTGAATTTGAGTTTTATAAAAATTTAAATATCAAAGTTGATTTATTCCAAGACGCTGATTTTAACAGTCTAAATGAAGATCAAAAAAGATTTTTAATTTATTTATTAGAAAAACAAAAGAAAGAAAGCAAAAGAAATGATTTAATAAAATTTATAATGTGTATTATTGTTCCTTGGGTATCATTTTTTATAATGTATAACGCAAGAGGAAACAATTATATGCTATGCATTCATTTTGCAATTGCTTTTGTTGTTATATTGATAAATTTTATTGGATAAAAGGAAATTAAATGACGAGAGAAGAATTAGCAAGCGAGAAAAAATTTTTAAATATAAAGAAAAAAGAAGTTTATAATTTATGATTTCCAGAACTATTTCTAAACAATGCCCTTTTTGCAATGAAATTAATTTATGCGAGATAGACATAAACGATAAGCTCGACAACATGAAAGAGTATGAAATTGAGTGTTTTTTTTGCAAAAATATTTTTTATTTTTGGAATAATGCGTTTTTGTACTAAAGACGAATTATCAACTACTTAAGTTAATATTTTTTCATATAATTGATATTATATGAAATTTTTTAAATAAAAAAACAATATAAAGGCCATAAAAATGATAGATCTAAATCCACAAGAAAACACTTTTAAAATAAAAGAAATATGGGCGTTCTTATCCGTTGACAATGGTGGAGAAGGAATTATTGGAGCTTTGAACGATAAAGGTTATTTTGTTCCCTTTGTTGCAGCAGACAAGCAAAGATTATTAACTTTAATGCCAGAAGCTCAAAAAATAGCAAAAAATATAAATAAAAAAGTTAAATTAGTGAAATTTACAACAAGAGAAGACATAGAAGAAATTGATGGAAGGATTTTATAAAAGACCTACTTGAGAAAAGCAGGTCTTTTGTATTCCCAAGAAGTAACACATTGCCTAATAATATGTTAACAAAATTTTATTTATAAATTTACTCTTGGTCAACTGAAATTAATTCTTGTACATTAACAAAAACAATATTTCAAATTTTAAAAAGGAATTTTCAATGAAAAAAATGATTTTTTTATTAATGACTATTCTGTCTTTTTCTGTTTTTTCAGTCACATATTTCGGAAAAAATTGTAAGCGAGTCACGAGAGATAATATGTATACTAGAATCAGTGGTCGTGTACATGCCAACGGACTTTTAATTCACGAAAATAAAGAAAAAATTGAGAGGCCGATTCGCGATTGTTGGGTCCATTTAAGCAATCCTATGAGACATATAAAAACTCAATTTCATTTTGAAGACAATTATAAAGCAGGGTCAGCAAAATTTAATGGAAATTATGTACAATTTTACGACGAACCTGGAATTGTATTTGACCCCATGAGATTTGGCCATGCATTTAATGGAATAATAGCAATTGGTTTAGAAAATCAGGATAATAGCAGATCCGCATTTCTGCAAATTGCAGGCGAAAATATAGAATTAGAATTAAGACCAGAGTCATCGTGCTTATATTATTTTTCAGCTTCCAATTACGAAATAACTACATTTAAAGTAAGGTCAGACGCTTTTCATGGTTATTTATACCAGAAATTATATTATAACAATAATGTAGATGGTTCATTTTTGAAAAAAGAATATAAATCACCTGAGTTTGAATCTTTTCAAAATAGATATATAGATTCAAATATGTTTCATAAGTTTTACCCTCACTATCCAAACCTTGACTAACATAAATGCAAGTGTTAAAAGATTTTAACAGCTAGTTCTAGGGCGACCACGCACAACATTAAATAGTTTAAGGCCAACTTTCTAGATTATTTTTTATTTATGCGTGGTCTTTTTATATTTACTCTGTTATAAATAAGATTCGTATGTGCAAGAAATTTTGATATCTAAAAAGAAAGTTTTTGTGAATGCCCTGTCAGTGAAGAATTAACAGGGCATTTTTTTATTCAATCCAATTTTGTATATCATATCCACCCAACAAAGTATGCCCCTGTTGGAAGCAAATTCTGGCATACTATATGCCTCCTTTTTGGAGAGAGTCCTTGTAGGACATAAAAGTAAAGGTGATAACTTTGCATTAAGCAAAGACGTAGCCCATAGTGGCCGTGTGTTCCGGCCTGGATAGTTTGTAGAATTTTCAATTTTGCAAGGTTTCACGAAGCTCCTTCCTTTAGGGAGGTGTAGATCACTTAACGATTGAAAGTGGACTTAATATCCTTTTAATTTCATTAATATCAAGATTGGCCGTGGCCTTGGCAATTTCTTCGTCAATACTTGGATCTTGAATCCATGCTGTATAATACTCAATAATGCTCAATGAAGTTTTAAGCTTAGCGGTATCTATAGCTTTAAAAATTTCGTGACTTTTTATAATCTCACAATATTCATCTATGGCCAACCATGCCTTATAGCGTGCGGCTTCTAATTCTTTTTTGTCTTTTTCATTTAACTTATTCATTTCCAAACCTTCTTTCATCTCTCATTTTCCTGGCCTCATTCCCTCTACTATATTTTTCTTCTAAAACTTCTATGCGTTTATTTTCATCGGCCCATCTTTTTCTTTTAACGCCACGTTTATAAAGATTGCGACCTTTAATTCTCATTTTTTGACCATCATTTTTTAATATAGTAAAAGTGTGTTGTTGCCTTTCAGCACCATAGCTATCCTTAACAATTTCACCTTCAATTGTCTCAAAATGAGAGAATTTTGGCTTAAAATAATTCCCCGAAAAAACGGCTCTTTCAAAAATAATTTGATCGCCTACGCAACAATTTCCAGTGCAGTCTATTTCATACATGCAAAATCCTATTTTAAAAAATTTTCTTGTTCTTTTATTTTACCTTCTAATGTTTTTTTAAAAATAACTTCAAGTCGAATAACTTGATTCCATTTTTTGTTGAAATCGCCTCGATCTGATTCATATACAATATGATATAAACCCTTCTCAAGTGGATCAGTATCAACTGTAAATGTTTGGTTATCGATGTCCATATCCACAATATCAGTATTTAAAAAAACTCTATCGGCCTTATTTGGACCTTTTATATTTGTACACTTAGTAATATAAAACTTTGATTTATGGGCCTTTGGTTTTACTAACTGTGATATATACGCGTCAAATGTAATCATAATTCATACTCTCCTGCTCTAAAATTCATCGTCTACACCTATTTGAAATCCGCATGTATTACATAAATTATGCTTATAATTAATCAATGGGGCTTCGTACTCTAGTTCGTAATCTCTGTCTTTTATCCCAAGACTTTCGTGTCTAACTGTAAAATCATGGAATAATTCAAAAATGAAAGTTTGTTCTTCTTTGTTTAACCCAATGCCCATTGCGTTAAGTGCGTATAGCTCCACTGATCTAACGCCTTGCTTTATGTCTTCTTCCCAACATTCTTGTCTTGATTCATCTATCATTGCTTCAAAAATTTCTAAATGTTTTTTCATAATTAATCCCTATTTTTTCCTAATAAATCGTTTAAAAAATCTAAATAAGCTTCTCTTTGCTCAAAATCTTTATCCTTCATTTCTTTAATATCTTTCATATTAAGATTATCTAAAATTTCATTATACTTTTCTGTATTTTTTAAATTGTCAGTTAATATTTTAATAGCAGTCCAAATTTTTACACCTAATTCATTAAATTCTTTTTCAAAATTATCCTCTGTTTTTGGAGGATCAATTTTTTCGGTAGGTATTTCAGGGGGATTAATATTTTTTACTAATTTTTTTTCTTTTTTAATTTTATCATCGCCTTCATAGTCAACGCCCTTCATTTCTTCGCTTATATAGATTCCTGACAATGCCTCTGGAAATGCCCATCTAAAAGCATTTGCAATAGCACACTTTTCTAACATCAAGTAAGGTTTGTTTTTCCAGACGTAAGTATTTTGAGCAAATTCGGGGTACCTTGCTTTATACTCAATGACTTCTTCCATGTTTTTTCTTTTAACCCAACAAGTCGAAACAAGAGTATCAATTTCTTTTCCTTTGTCAGGGCTGAAATATTTTTCTGATCTTGTTATTATCTTGAACCAATCCAGATTTCCCGTTCTAGATGCCTTGTCCATGAAAAATTGATACGCAAAAACTACATTGGCCGCTTGAATATACTGATTTGTACTAGGGTCTTTTTTGCTAGCAGGCACTAAGTAAATTTGGTTAAGTCTTGGGTCTGCACCTGTTAATTGGGCCTTTTTAACAAAGTCTACAAAATATGGAAGTGGAATATTTGGATTTTCTCTCGCTTTAATCGCCAAGAAAGTCGGATCGGCTTTCCATAGGGCCTCTATTTCGTTACCTATTAATTCTTTTATCGCCTCAGGATTACTCGACAAGTCACCTGTATTTCTAACTAGTTCAAAGTTGCTCATTTTTTTTACTCTCCAAACATTTCTTGTTGTTGCTCTTTTTCAGAAGGCAATTTTTTTATTACACCTTTTTTAAAAGACTTTATATTTATATCCAGTGCGTTACATATTTTTGTTAAATCACTTTCTGTCAATACTCTCCAGCCGTTCAGAAATTGATTTAAAATTGTATAGTGTAGACCTGTCATTTTTGCCAAATCCCTTTGCTTTATTTCGTTCTCAACAAGAAACAATTTTAATTTGAAGCCTGACTTAAATTTATCCATAATTTTCCTTTAAATCTTTATACTATACTAAAAAGATAGACAGTTATCACATTTATTAGTAAAGTTGTCAACTATAATCTTTGTAAATAAGTTTACAAATAAAATAATTGCGTATTTGGCCTTGAGGTAAAGAATGAAAAGTAGTGTAGTGATTAGTCGTTTAATACAAAAATGGAAGCTTGTGGACGATTTAAAGTACTTTAAAGTAGCAATGAGTTTAATTCTTGAGTCGGGGTCAACTGACAGGGTTTTCAGGGGACATAAAATAAAAAAAGGAGAGTCGATTTTTACGCTTAATTATTTAGAAAATAAATTTAAAAATACTAAACCGCAAATAACTAAAAGAAATATTAGAACTATCCTTAAAAATTTAGAAAAAGAAAAAATTATAACAAGGAGAGTTATAAAAGAGAAAAATAAAAGCTTATTTACAGCGGTTAGCGTCATAGATCTTAATTTATGCAGTGTCAATGAAGCTAAAATAGATAAAAAAGAAAGCAATACAAAAAAATGTATAAAGAAAATACAGAATGACGCACAAAATGACGACATATTGACTCACCAGATAAAAGAGTTTAATTCAAAAATTGCCACACTAAATTTAGAAGAAAACCAAGATATACAGGGTATTTACGTTGACGGTAAATACTTGACTGACACATTAAAAGAGATAAATCAAAGTTTAGGAAATAAAAAAGTAACGCATGTAATCAATGCACTTATAAATGACCTTGAAATCAAAAATAAAAGGGAAAATAAACAAAATAAACTTTTACACAGTACGCAAGGTGTATTAAAATGTGGAAAAAAACAGCATATACTTGATAAAAGTACTTCATCTGTGGTTACAAAAGAAAATTTCCATGATAAAATATCAAACGAACCAACGCATAAAATCGGTCCTGCCAAAACAGATAAGGATTCTTCGCTTACTCCCTCAAGAAATGATTTTCCTTATGAAAAAATAAAGAAAAAAATCAAAGAAAACCATACAGTGAAAAAAACAAACGATGCTATAGAAAGTATCGTCATTTACAACCTGTGTCATATGAAAAAAATGGAACCAGTCCAGGCAGCGGCATATAGATCAACACATGACATTTCGGCATTTTGTTCAAAAGAAATCCACGAAACAATACATGCAATTTGTAGTTTAGTGATCCCATACTTTAATAGATTTAGCCCTAAATATAGATATAAGATAAGGTCTAACAAGAGTGAATGGTGTATATTAGAATGTTATTATTTAAAGAATTTAAGAGACCCAAAAGACTATATTGCTATAATTGACTATGCTTCCACCTTAATAATAGATAGATATAATCCAAATAAATTTTCTGTAAAAAATAATATCGCATTGAGTGAATATTTCACTCTTCAAACGATCTTTATTAACAAGGGACTAGAATATTTATCTCTCTCAGCAGAAAGAAATGAGACGCCCATAGTATTGCCGAAAAAAGACGACTTCACAGAGAGACTAGATCAGACATTGAAGGAACTAGAAGAAGAAGAAAAAAAGTTACAATTAGAAAAAGAGTTGAATTATCAAGAAGGGTTAAAGCTTTTAAATAAAAAGTAGAAAAAACGATGAAATTGTATTAATAAAATTTATCGGCCCTAGGAAGCCGATAAATAAAAATATATATGAAAAAATTTTAAGGATAATTCTACATATGAAAGATTCAATGTTTTGGCAAACACTATTTGATAGAGCAGAAAAATATTTTATAAATAGCATTCCAACGATAGATAGAATCGAAATCATAAAGATTTTCCATCGATCAACTGAGAATCAAATTATTAATATATTTAAAAAAACAATTGAGAGTAGAAAAATAGGTCAATCTTTTCCTGCACCATCCTATTTTTTAAATAAAGTCAATATACCTAAAGGAATTGATTGTAATATATGTGAAAGTGGGATCGTTTTTGCGAAGAATAAAAATCTAGATGGAGAGTTAGATTTAAATAGCTATAATATAAAATTTTATTGTAATTGCAATAATGGAGCAATCGAAAAACGCAATGATGAGTTGGCAAATTGTTTACAAAAAATTTCTGTATGGGATGAAAGATACTTAAATGAATTTACTATAAGAAAATTATACTTGGATAATTATTTCAAAACAAAAAAAGAAAAAAATGATTTTATGAAGGATTATTATTTACAAATAGACATTAAAGCAGCAAAAGCACAGAAAAAAAATTACACTGCCAAACATGCAAACTTCTATTTACAAGAAATAATAGATTTAATATAAATTTTTTATTGAGTTATTGAGTAAAATAATATATTAAGGCCTTTGAAAGAAAAAAAGGCGGTTAACAATGATCACAAAAGAAGACTATGGCCTAATGATAGAAGCTTTTGAAACAAATTTTGTAGAAAAATATAACAACAAAAGAAAAGAGATTTTATATCAAGAGTTAATGCTTTTGGATTTACCAGAATTGACATTAACTTTAAAAAATTTATTGCTTAAATTTAATAAAAGTAACTTGCCAGTGTTGCAAGAAATTAAAAAAGAGGCCTATAAAATATGTCCATGGGTCATTGACCTAGAAGAAGAAGAAGGTCAAAAAAAGGCGATTTGATTTTATGATAAAAAGAGAAGACTATGATAAATACATGGATTATTTCGAGAAGCAATTTGATAAAAAGTTAGGTAAAACAAGAAAGGAGTTATTATATAGAAGAATCTCTTCATTTTTAGACGCCAAAGTTTTTGGAGAGTGCTTAGTCTCCGTCATTGAAAGATTTAACAGTAATGAGCTTCCAAGCGTTGATGTAATTGCGGACATGGCCATGGATGAAATGGCCTTAAATGAAAAAATAAAAAAAGATCAAATAAAAGAAAAAAGTTGAGGTTGATAAATGCAGAAAAAAGAATTTGAAAATGTAATAAGCTGGTTTATAAATGAATTTGATGAAGACTTGACGGAGCTAAGAAGACAAATGCTTTTTGAAGGCATAAAAGATATTTCTATAGATCAATTTTACTTAGGATTAAATAGTATTATCCAAAAATTTAATAGAAAGAATATGCCGTCTATTGAAACAATTTTTGAAATTGTAACGGGTAAAAAAATGGCGTGTTAATGGCCTATGATAAAAATAATAATGCTCATTATAATAATATTAATTCCTATATCTGCCCTCTATGTATACTTAATAAATGAAAATAAATCGACTGATCCTTATTTGTTAATAATACATTTAATTTTGTGTATAGTTGGGTATAAATTATTAACAATTTATACAAAATAAAGTTGACTGCAACACAAAGTTATTGTAGTTTATTTTTAATGTATTTTCGTTTGTTTTAAATATATTGTGATTTGTTTTTGGAATATGAAATAGAAAGAGGAAGGAGAGTCTAAACCAACAAGTTGAGACAATTCTTTTTTGTGGGCGGTAGAAAATATTTATGTTTATATATCAGATTCGCCCCATTATTTTTTTACTGCCGATAGGCAGCGGTTAAAGACCTTTCAGAGGATAGAAAGTTTTTTCAAAAAACTTTGTTTAAAGACCTTTCAAAGGAAAATTTTTAGTGGGGTTGATCCGTGGTTATGTCTCGTTGTTGTTGATGAGAGACAAATGTTCCCCACACCTAGACCCAAGCAGATGACAAGTTGCTTGGGTTTTTTTTTGCCTAAACTCTCCTATAAATATATACTCTTTAAAAAATAAAAAAGGGTGTATATATGATTTTCACTGATCACGACGATCAATCCGTATCAATAAAATTAAACCAAAAAGAATTAACAATTTTATTAATGTTAATAGAAAGCAGATGTCTCACTGCACGTAAATACATGGCCAGAAAAAAAGAATTTAGGGATGAATTTACAAAAACAAAAAATAAAATTTTAGTGCAATGGCAAGAAGAAATAGATCTTTACTTGCAAAAAAATTCTGTAAAGATTACTGGCAAAATGTATGAGAATCAGGGGATGTGAAATGGGCAATAATAAATTGATCATAGAGGGAATCCAGGCAAATGAATTTTCTAAGCATGGATTAAGGGCGATATTTAGCATCAACAATAATGTCATGTGCGTAAATTTCAGAATAGATGATATTAAAAATCCATTTGGAGAGTTAACTTTTATTTTTAATCCTGATTCCTTTTCATTTTTAAGTTTCAGAGAAAATAAATTAAAATGGGATCAAGATTTATTAACCAGAGTTTCAGATGCACTGGTTTTAAAGTTTTTTGAAAAAGATAATTATTTTCAGGAAAATTTGGAAATAAGACTCAAGAAATTTAAAGAAAATGTTTATTTTGACACAGATGAATTAAACCCTGAAGTCGGTAAGTACAAGGACGAACTGACTCAGTTTTATATTTGCAAGTATGTAAATAATATTATGAGATTTTAAATCGGAGTCATTATCAGAATTTTTATATAATTTTTCGGAGTAGGATCAGAGGATTTAAAATGACCAAGTTATACGAAGTAGATCATCCATACTATATGACGGAAGGATGTTATTATAACAGTAAAAATCATCAAGACTTTGATAGCTTTGATGATTTTTTAGAAGAATGGGGGGATGCTAACCAGGATCTTAATTGGGTTATAAGATGGGATTGGGAAGAGGATAAATTAAAAATTCAATACTTTATGCAGCGTAAAGCATACCCTTTTTCATGTTTCATAAAAATAAACAAAAGCGACCATAATAGAGTTGTTAAATTTTTAAAACCATTTGCAGATTACATGAAAACAATGTGGGAACCTTTGATAAAATAAGTGGTTATTTGTGACTAAGCGATATTGTTGGTCAGATTATTATAATTTAAGGAATAAAAAATGATTAGTGAGAAATATATTTATTTGGATAAAAAGAGCAAGGTTAATCCATACAGGGTTAAGATATATAAACTTGGGAAAACATACCATGTAGGCCGATATAAAGACCTAGAGGACGCAATAAAGTCAAGGGATAGGTTTATGGAGAAATTAGAAAATTTTCCACAGGATCAACTTGATGAAAAGTCAATCCCATGGTAAATCGATAGATTATTTATTTAAGCTGAGAAATTTATACTAGCAAGGGATTTTGAAATGGACTATAAAAAAAAACAGTATTGGGATAAATACTCATCTGACTATAGAAAATACTTAGTAGAAAAAATCTATCACTGGCAATATGCGAATTCTAATTCCTTCGATGATATTATTTTTGTGTTAATAGCTAAAGCATCTCTTAGTAATTTAAATAAACTTGCCATAGGATTCATGGACTATATACAAGTTTTTGTACAGTGGAAGGACGCTTCTGATTCAGGGAATGACCTTTTTTAATAATGAAAATTACTCTCATATAATGAAATCAATAAAAGAGCTGCATGTAATGAGAGAAGTTGATGACGAGTATTATTTTTCTATAATAAGAAACAAAGATAAAATAAAAAAAATTATAAAAACAGGCGACACCTTGCTACAAGAAGACAGTGAAATATTTATATTAAAAATGAAGTGAGAAAAAAATGAACTACAAATTAAAAATAACAGAAATAAGCGGAGACGATTATAAGATAATAAATGAATCGAACGACATTAATTTATTATTAAACATAGCAAAAAAAATTAATGATAAAGAAAAATTTAAGAGATGGGTAATTGTAGATGAAAGCGATAATATTCTTTATCATACAAAAATTTTCGATAGATTATTAAATGAAATTAGTGACGAGGGCCTGCATGTGACAGAAGATTATTATCTACAAAAATTTTTAAAAAAAAATAAAATTAAATATATGACTGTCGACGATTTAATAAAAAAAGTTGAAAATGATAGTTTTGATTTCGATGTAAAAGTCAGTGATACAGTAATAGAGGAAATCGAGTTGATAAAAAAAAAAACTGCATTAAAAAAGATTAATACAGTCGACAGTATCAAGTCGGTCATTTTGCCCATAAAACGCCTGAAATGCCCTAAAATTATCGAAAATTCACCTCAAAAAACACTTGATCAACACCTAGAAATTTCCTTGTAATTTAGAGGCATTTAAAGGCCTTAAAACTATATTGTAATGCAAAAAAAATGCACTTTTTTTACCAAAAAATAGACGATTTCCCTTGATTATTTAACGCAATATGTTAATATGTTTTTATAGATAATATTAAAAAGGAGGGAATTATGAAAAAATCAATAAAAAAAGGTAAGGTTTTTGCCCTAAAACCAGGTGTTAAAATAAAAATTGTTGAGTTGGCAGAGGGATTTACAGAAGGTCATAATGGCCGTTATTGGGTTAGAATTATGGAAGGTGAGTATAAAGGATTACACAGGGGGGAAGAAACATTACTAGGCGTTAAAACGATCAGAAAATATCTTAAATAGGAGGGAATTATGAAAGAAATTTAAGGGCCTAACGGCCTTTTTTTTTTGCCATTTGCACAAATTACAAAAATATTCAATAATATACTTATAGAAATTAAATTTTATGGGTGTATTTATGTATAAAGTGATCGATTTACAAAAAATAAAATTAAGATCAGTTAATAAAAAATATATAAATGGCACTTTTAAGCTAAGTCCTGAGTATAGATCATTTAAAGAATTAATGTATTACTCCATTGATAAACCAAAAAAAAAAATACTAAAACCTTATACCGTTGCAATCCTAATGAAGACTTATATCGACATTGATAACCCCATAAAAGCAATTCTAGATGCATTAGAGGCAAGAAAATTAATTGTTAATGATAAAAAAGTTTTGAGGTTGTTAGTCGATAAAATTGAAGAAAAAAGAGGGTATCCTTCTAATCTAGAAGTATATCTAGGGACATTAGGCGATAGAAATGATTTTAGAATCCCTTTTTATTAAAGGAATGTAAAATGATCGTAAAATTTAAATACAACAATTTTAAAATATGCTTAGAGGCCGAAAACTATAAACCATATGAAGAGGACAAGATAAGACAGGCCGCATATTATATGGTTTATGCATTAGGCCACGATGATTTTAAAGAATTTTGCATAAATTATGAATATAAAGTTAAAACCTGTTATTGGAAAAATTTTAAAAGATATTGCTATTATAAAAAATATAAAAATTTTCATAAATCAAACGGTAAAACAAACTATCAAGTTTATCAGCACTTAATGTCAGGGCAAGAATTACTTCCAAACGAAACAGAAATTGATAATGAAGCCGATATTTGGTTAAGAATCGACAGAGAAAAGCAAGGCAAAAGAGTTATTGGATATACTTATCCAAGTAGTAAATGGCAATATATATTAAAATGGGTATTAGAAGAAAGGACAGCAGAATACATAGCAGGAAATTTAGGTCATGAGTATTGTCACAAGCTTAACTATTCTCATAAAAAAAACAATACTCCACATAGAAGACATACTGTTAGTTATGCGGTTGGAAATTATATTAGAGATTTTCTCGAAAAAAAGAAAAAATAATTTAGAAAAATAGACAATACAAACTATTTTGTACAATATACAAAAGAATAGTAAAATCATTGTATACAAGGAAGTACAAAATGGAAGTCCAAATAAAATGCAAAGAAAGAATAGAATTAGTCGATCCAAAAACTTTAAAAAAACATCCTGACAATAATAATATACACACAGATGATCAACTAGAAAGATTAATAACCATTATAAAAGAAAATGGTTTTACAAGCCCTATCACTGTTTCAACTAGAAATAATTGTATCACAAAAGGTCATTTACGATTAGACGCTGCTTTGAAAATGGAATTAAGTCAAGTCCCTGTTATTTACAATGATTATAAAAATGAAAAAGATGAATACGCAGATCTAACCGCAGATAATGAAATCGCAAGATGGTCAGAATTGGACAGAAAAAAAACAATAAAAAAAATAACTGAATTAGAAAGTAGTGGGGATAGATTTAATTTAGACCTATTAGGCGTAAAGGACACTTCTATATTTCAAGAAATGGAAGCACAAAGTCAGGCGTTTCAAGATGAAATGAATAGTAATTATGACGATGATATCGGTATAGAACCCGATGACGATGATTTTATTGTTGATGATAAAAAGGTTAAGGAAGTTAAAAGCAGAGAAGACATTAAAGATAAGTACATTATTATTGTTGAATGCGATAATGAAATAAAACAAGAAAATCTTTTTGAAGAATTAAAAAGAAGAAATTACAAATGTAAAATAATGAGTGACCTATGATCAAAGGTCTAACTTTGCCTTATACTGGCAACAAAAGCGGTATTATACATAAATTAAGTAAGTGTTTTCCAAAAACAGAAAACTTTTATGATATTTTTGCCGGAGGATTTGCCGTAACAAGTTTTATGATAGCAAATCATTATAATAAGTATTCTAATTTCTATGCAAACGACATCAACCCTATGACAATTGATCTTTTTAAAAGGGCGGTTAGCGGAGAGTTTAACCCAAAGATTTTTACGCCTAAGTGGATTTCAAGAGAAGAATTTGATTTAAAAAAAAATACAGATTCTTATATTAGATACTGTTGGAGTTTTGGGAATAATGGAAAGACTTATCTGTTTTCAACTGACATAGAAGAATATAAAAGATCTATGCACCAGGCCGTTGTTTTTGATGAGTTTAATGATCTAGTTAAAGAGTCATTAAAAATAAATAAATGGCCGTTAAAGTGTAATTCTATCTATAAAAAAAGATTATATCTGAGAAGAAAAATAGAATATTATAGAATTAATAATTGCTTGCCAAAAGTTTTGTGGAATTTTTTAAGTAAAAGTCAGTTAGAACAATTAAAAAAAATAAATCTGAATCAATTAGAGCGATTACAGCAATTAGAGCGATTACAGCAATTAGAGCGATTACAGCAATTACAGCAATTACAGCAATTACAGCAATTAGAGCGATTACAGCGATTAGAAAATAAAACTCTCCAAGATAGAATAATAACAAAACTTGAAATTACAAATTTGGATTACTCAAAAATAGATATAAAACCAAATGCAGTAGTTTACTGTGACCCTCCATACAAAGAGACTTTTGGTTATGGTGTTAACTTTAACACGGAAAAATTTTTAGACTGGGCAGATTCATTAAACGAAATTGTCTTTATATCTGAATACAATATAAGCGATAAAAGATTTTCTTTATTCTGGAGCAGTAGCAAAAGATGCACGTATTGTAGTGGAGAAGGAAATTCAGAAGCAAAAAACAAACTTGTAACCGAAAAACTTTATATAAATAAATACGGAAAAAACAAATTAATGAGCTAAGGGAGGCAAGGATGCCAAAAGGAAAAGGAAGACCGTCAATTTTTGACGACCCTAAACGGGACTATGAACTAAAGCAATTAATGAGATTAAGACCGACATTAAAAGACTGTGCTTCATTTTTTGACTGCCATACAGACACTATTGAAAAGTATATAAAAAGACAATATAAAATAAAATTTTCGGAATTTCGTGAAACGCATATGGTTCACACCCGATTTAATATTATTAGAGCATTGTTAAAAACGGCAGAAGCAGGCAATGTAAAAGCGATCGAATTGGCACTTGGATATTTTCTAAAATGGCAAAATAAATTTGAAGTTAAGTCGGATGGAAAAATAGATATTAAGTATAATATTGTACAAAATAAATCAGACTTAGAAAATGAATCATAACTTAAACCTTTTACAAGGGCAGTATGATTTTATAACAAGTGATGCAAAAAAATCTTTATTACTAGCAGGTATAGGCTATGGTAAAAGTTTTTCGGGATCTCATTTTTTATTAAAAATGCTATCTGAATATCCAAAAGCAAAAGGATTGATCACTGCAAATACCTATACTCAACTTATAAATGCAACCCTGGAATCATTTATTGGAGAGTTAGACCATTTAAATATACCCTTCAAATGTATTTTGGGCGGAGCAAAAAAACATATAAAAATATTTAATACAAAATTATATCTTTATTCTTTAGAACGCTATGACGCAATTAGGGGAATTGAGGTAGGTTACTGGTGGTCAGATGAGTCGGCATTTGCGAAGCACGAGGCGATACAAGTTTGTAGAGGGCGATTGAGAGATAGAAATGGTCCCCTGTATGAAAGACATACTACAAGCCCCAACGGTTATAACTGGACATATGAAGAATTTGAAAATAAAGACGGCAAAAACAAAAATAAGAAAATCGCACTTTTTAGAGGGATCACAAAAGATAACATTTTTTTACCAGAGGGTTATTATGATTCTCTTTTAGAAGACTATGGAGGTATTAATAACCCTCTTGCAAAACAAGAATTGTTCGGTCAATTTGTTAATCTACAAAGCGGTGCGATATATTGGGCGTTCGATAGAAATATACATGTAAAACCATTTACTCCAAATAGATCTTTTCCTGTTTATGTAGGACAAGATTTTAATATAGATAATATGGAAGGTGTATATATACAGTATATAAGTGGTGTTTTTTATTGCTTTCAAGAAAATATTTTAAAGCATCACGGGGCAAACACGGACGCAGCGGCCTCTAAAATATGTAATGATTTAATTCCAAAATATAATGTTATTGTTATTCCAGACTCTACAGGTAAGGCCGTTAAAACTTCCTCAAGTGGGTCTGACATTGAAATTCTTAAACGATATGGTCTCAATGTGGCAACAACAACAAATCCTTTTATAAGAGACCGTCAAAATACAGTTAACATATTACTGAAACAGGGTAGAATAATAATTGATCCGTCATGTACGAATTTAATTAAAGAATTTGAAACTATATCATCAAGGGATAAGGAAGGCGATAAGGCACATGCAAGTGTTGCCCTTGGTTATGTAGTTTATAAATTAGAACCTCTAAGGCAAAAAAAGAAACAACAAAGGACTGTCAGACTATAAATGTTCCACGTGGAACAAAATTTCAAAGGATGAAATGTGTTAAAATTAAAAATTGAAAAAATTTTAGATTATATAGCTAGTAAAAGTGATTTTTTAAAATTTAATGAAGATATATTTAATATTTTAGAAGGTGATTTAGTTAGATATGTTGATAATGCCCTAGAAAATCAATTGTTATCGAAACAGGCCTATGAAAGTGCCAGAGAGGGGATCAGTCCGATTAATATTATAAAAAAGGTGACTGATAAATTAACAAAATTATATGCATCAAATGTTAAAAGAATTGTTACTGTAGACAATGAACCATCGGAAAAAAATCAAGAAATTGTAGACTATTATGTAAAAGAATTAAATGTCGATAAATTTATGAATGACTTTAATTATTTTATGAATAGCACTAAGACAAGTTTAATCGAACCATATTTATCTAGGGAAAATAAACCAAAAATTAGAGTAATACCTTCACATCAATATTTAGTCTGGTCAGATGATATCGTCGAACCAAATAAACCAACCGTGTTAATTAAATTAATGGGCAAAAAAAAATTTGGAGACAAAGAATTAGATGTATATTTTCTTTATTCAGATGACGAGTTTATAGCAATAAACAGTGAAGGTGACATTTTAAATGATTATATGGAAGGAAATGAAGGGTTAAATGTTTATGGGGTTATTCCTGCCACCTACGGCAATATGAGTGATTATTTATTAATGCCTAAACCAGACACAGACCTTTTCAGAATGTGTATACTTTTCTGTCTATCATTTACGCATAGCAATGACGCGATTAAATATATGAGCTATAGTATTGTGTATGGGGTCGACATTGAAAGCGATAGCCTAGAAAGAAATCCAAATGTTTTTTGGTATTTTAAATCAGAACAAAATAAAACACCGCAGATTGGACAAATAAAACCAGAGGTAGACACTTCAAAGGTGATTGAAAATATAATGGTGCAGTTTGATAGTTGGTTAGAAACTAAAGGAATCAAGGTTAGTAATGCAGGCAGGGCGAGAGGAGATAATAATTTATCAGGTTTATCAATGATTATAAAAGAAATGGACACAATCCAGGCATTAAAAGGCCAAATGAGTAAAATGGAATTTACAGAAAATGATTTTTGGAAACGAATGGCCAAAATACATAATTATTGGGTTTTAAATGGAATTGTTAAAGGCAAGGAACTAATGGATGAAAATATAAATGTAAAAGTTGAGTATGAATTGCCAAAACCAATAGAATCAGAGGACGAAAGACTTGATCGAGCGATTAAGGCCAGAAAAGAAATGCTTGCAACAACTAAAGAGGCCATTAAAATATGGAAGCCTAGATTAAGCGAAGAAGAATTAAATCAAATGATAGAAGAATTAGAAGAAGAATTTTCTTTTAAAAGTCAAGAAAATTTAAGTATAGAATCAAATGATCAAGAAAATGACCAGGAGAGTTAAAAATGCCTAAAAATATCGCAAGTGAGGATATAACAATTTCAGAAAATTATTCTGAATTGGAAAGAAAATCTATTGCAAAAGATATAATAGAGCATTTGAGAAAACGCACAAAAAGCGGTAAGGGCGAGGGCCTTAAACCATGGCCAGGAAGTGCAGGAAAGTATTCTAAATCTTATAAAGAGAGTTTAGATTTTAAATTAAAAGCTAGTAAGTCACCTGTAAATCTAACATTATCGGGGGATATGTTAACGGCCATTGAAGTTTTGCAAAATAGAAAAAGCAAAATACAAGTAGGTATTCCTTTTGGTGCTTCAGAATGGGGTAGAGCAAAAGGAAATATTTTAGGATCATATGGAGGCAACCCTAATCCAAGCAAGGCCAGACCATTTTTGAAACTCTCCAAAAAAGAAATTGATAATATACTTTCTAAATATCCTTTGCAAAAAAAGAAAAGAGAAAAAAACTTAAAAAGATTAGAAAAGCTTGCTCCTTTCTTAACAGAATTTAAGGAGGATAAAAAATAATGCCTGCACAATTTTCAACTGATCCAAAATTTTTAGGTAAAAAAATTAAAGGCAAAATGATTAAGGCCTTAAATAAACAGTTTATGTTAAAAGCTGGAAATGAGTTATCTGAGGATATAAGAAGGCGAACAAGATTAGGTTTTGGAGTAAAAGATATAGGTCGGCCAAGAAGAAAATTAAAACCACTAGCACAGATTACAAAAATTTATAGGCGTGAATTTCAAAATAAAATGTCTTCACTAACAAAACCATCTAGAAGTAATTTAACTTTTACAGGACAGCTATTAGATAGCTTAAAGGCCGTAAAATCGTCTACTGGTAAGGTCACAATTGATTTTGTAGGAATACACAAAGATATACATGGAAAAAGAATGAAAAATATTGATCTTGCAAATGAAGTTACAAGTAAAGGGAGACCATTTTTAGGGCCTACTAATAGGGAACTGCAAAGGTTTCGAACAAAATTAATTAATCAAATAGAAAAATTCTTATAACACATAAAGTAAAAACCGATATTATTGACCTATTGTATAGAAGGAGTTTACAATGGAAAATGAAAATGGCACTAACGTTAGTGACGATAATGTCAATGAAAATGGAACAGCTAGTGGCGTCCAAGAAAATGGGAATGTTTCATATACTACTTACAAAAAAACTTTAACGCAGCTTAAAAACCTTCAAGAAAAACACAAGCAAAGTGAACATTTACTTGGAGAGTTTGAAAAAAAAGAGCAAGAATCAGAAAAAAAGCGGTTAGAGGAACAAGGAGAGTATAAGAAATTATTGGAAATGGAACGTCAAAAAATCGGGCAATATGAATCTGAACGAGATGAATATAAAAATAGATTAATAACGGCCCACAAGTTAAATGCTTTTACCGAAAAACTTCCTTCCAAGATTTCTAAACCTCAATTTTATGATCACATTCCTTTAAATGATATTGTAATTGATCCTGAAACTGGAATAGTTGATGAAACAAGTGTTAACAATGCAGTTAACTTTTTTGTTAAAGAATATCATCAACTTTTAGAACCGACTGGCAAACCGTTGCCATCCGACTCTCCTTCGGGATCGGGACAATTGTCGTATCAACAATGGTTGAAACTGCCTGTGAAAGAAAAAAGGGCAAGAATAAATGAAGTAATAGATTAAAATAATAATTAAAAACTTTAAGGAAGGAGTTTTTTATGGGTGCGACTTCAGTCGGTGACGTAAGTAATCAAGTAAAAAAATATTGGTCTCCATTGTTCCAAGATGAATTGCTCGAAACAAATATCTTAGCAAATCTTGTTAATAGGGACTATGAAGGAAATTTAGACAAAAGCGGTGATTCAGTTTTTGTCTCCCAAATTAATCGGCCAACGGCAACAAGAAAAACGGTCGGAAGTGGCCACGAGTATTTTAATACAAGCAAGCTATCAACTTCTAGAATCACGATAACCGCTGATCAAGTTATTTCTGCGGCCTATGAATTTGATGACCTAGTTGATTTACAGTCTCAAATAGGTGAGCAGGATTCTAAAATTAGATTAGGATTAGTAGAAGCCTGTGGAATCGAGCTAAATAATTATCTTTATGAAAAAGTTAGTCCTTCAACTTCTGCACCTGATCATTTAGTTGATGCGGTAACTGATTTTAATGCAACACAATTAAATAGTGTCCGAAAACTAGCAAGTCAAGCTAAATGGCCTAAAATGGGAAAGGGCTGGTATGGGTTATTAGATCCTCAATACTATTCAGACCTTTTGAATGCTGCAACTTTGACTAGTGTTGATAATGTAGACGAAAGACCTGTAGTTGGCGGTGTTTTTGGAACAAGGCGATTTGGTTTTAATCTTTTTGAAGACAATTCAGACGGCTTAATAGATGCAATGCAAAGATTAGACGGATCGTCTACTGCCACCGAAGATGCAGGTTTATTCTTTCATCCTGACTTCATGGCTTTAGTTATGCAAAAAGATATTACGTTTGAAGTGGCACCATTAACGTCTAATAAACAATTTGGATATGTAATTGTTTGTAAAATGGTAGTAGGTGCAGCATTAACAAACGATGGTGATGAAAAACATATTGTAGTTTACAACACTTGATATTTAACTTTTTTTAAAAATGAAAAATTATGGACGGATTAAGACCTTATAAATATATAACAACGTTACAGGCCAAATCTGCAAAAGAATTGGACAATTTGATATCAGGTATTGCCATGCCCTGCGTAATCGTGGGGCTTTATGTCGATAATAAAGGTATTCATTATGCAAAAATAAATTTATCCAGGCCGTTGTATAAAAAGGTTGAATCAAAAAGTCCAAAAAATACAAATAAAAAATACGATATAATAAAGGAGTTATAAATGGCCGTTTTAAGTGACGCTCAGACAATTTCGGCACCTTTCGGAAATGAAGTAAATTACGTTAATGTAGTTTATGATTTTTCTGTAGACGGAGGTGCTGCCGCTGATTACACAGTACTAACAGCAGATGGATCTTTACTTGTAGAATTAATTTGTTGCGACGTAGAAACTCAAGTAACAAGTGGTGGAGCAAATGTAAATGACCTTGGAAAAGGAGCAGGCGGTACCGAGTTTTGGAGTGACCAGGCCGTTGCAGGATTTACAGCAGACGCACAGTTAATAGCAGACACACCAGGAACAATAGTTGAACTGGCCAACGCCGAAACAATTGTTTTTGGCATTGAGACCGCAGCTATTACAGCAGGAAAGGTAACTTTTAAATTTAAAGTTTTTAAAAGAGGAAAATAATTTTTTAAAAATATATTATGTGAACTATTTATTTACCCTTGATTGATAGTTCACATTTAATTGTTCTACGTGGAACATTTTGAAAAATGATTTTTTAATTGTTCTACGTGGAACATTTTTTTGTAAGGAATGAAAATGTCTTTGCCTCCACATATAAATGATAGAGTAAAAGAAAGTTATGTAACAGTTGGATCAAGGGATTCTGTGCAACAAGTTTTACCAGTAAGCGGAGCAGGCGATACCTTAGACATAGATTCAACTGGTCAACTTGAGGTCGTTTTATCGGGTTATGTAGATGATAATAATAGTTCATCCACACCTTTGAGTGCAGGAGCAACGTTTACAGGGACAAAAACCGAAGTTATTGATTATGGTATAATTTATGTAAATGTTTATTCTGACGTTGCAAGTGCATCCGACGGCCTCGAAATTCAATTTTCTAGTGACGGTGTAACGTGGCGTGGAGGGCTTGGGGATACATTTACAATAAGTGCAAATCTAGATAAAACATTTTCCTTTCAGGCACATAAAAAATACTTTAGAGTGCTTTATCAAAATGGTGGAAGTGATCAAACGTCATTCGACTTGCAAACAATTTTAAAAAAGGTCAATGGAAAGCCTTCAAGTCACAGAATTCAAGATTCAATTTCTGAAGAAGACGATGCCGAATTAGTTAAGGCCGTTATCACTGGAGAAAATGCAAGTGGAAATTTTGTAAATGCATCACTGACTAACGGTGGAAACTTTAAAGTATCATTAGAAGAATTAGAATCAGGCGTTAGTGTAAACAGTAATTCACAATTGAAAATTACTCAATTTGATTCTTCTGGAAATGAGTTATTTACAGGTGATAAGCCTGCAAGAGTAGATTTCCCCCCAACCTATTTTGATATTTTTGGAAAATTTGAGACCGCAGCACCTTACAAGCTTTATGAATATAGTGCTGGTTATCCTTTAGACACAACAAGATACATTGATACATTAACCTCTGGTAGTGGAACCGTTGTTAGAAATGCAACAAAAACACAAATTGAATTTACAACAACTACCGCAAGTGGTGACAGAGCATTATTTCAGACAAGAAGAAATATTCAGTATAATAAGGCAAATGCTCAACAAATATTTTTCATCTATAGACCTAACCCACTAACAAATAGAAGAGAAAGATTTGGACCCCACGATGATAACAATGGAACCTTTTTTGAAATTGAAGGATCTAACGTTAATATAGTTGTTAGATCTAATACTAGCGGTAGTATTGTTGACACTAAATTTGCTCAAGCAGATTGGGACGACCCATTAAATGGCACTGGAGCAAGCGGAAAAACTATCGACTGGACAAAGCAAATAGTTTTCAAAATTGAATTTGGTTGGCTTTCTTCAAGGGGAATAAGATATTTTATTGATATTGAGGGGGATATAATATTAGTAAAATCTTATTTTGTATCAGACACATTAACAGTGCCTTATTTTGCAGTCCCTACACTTCCTTTTAGAGTCGATGTAGAAAATATAAATACAACTGCACAGACACAAGTAAACTCTCTTTCTTGTATTGCATTTTTATCATCGGGAGCGCAACAACAAGAAGGCCCTATTAGAAATATTTCTTCTGATACAACGGCAGTCAGTGCATCGACCACGGAAACAATTGTTGATGGCATTAGATTAAATTCTTCTTATCTCAATGGATCATTACAACCGATAAGATTATCCATATTGCCTGCCTCTGGAAATACTTTTTTACGATATAGATTAAGATATAACCCAACCCTAACAAGTGCTGTATGGGCCACAGGGACAGGAATTCACGATACATTAACGTCAGTATCCAGTTTTACAGGTGGCGACATTATATTAAGTGGAATTGTTGCATTGAGTAACCAAGCAACGCAAGCGTCAATTATTTCAGAATTGAAAGAGGACGTCTATGTCGGTCGGGACGCTTCCAATAACCCTGACGCTTTAGTTTTAACCGTTGAAACCACCTCTAGTTCTGGGACTTTACATTATGATTTTGACTTTAAAGAATATATTTAAGGAGTTTAATTTTGCATTACAGAATTATTTTTAGTGACAATGGGACATTAAACGATCTTAGCATTAATTTAAATAACTATCATAGTGGGACAGGTGCTATTGGTTTTGTTAGTGCAGATGATTATTTATATATAGGGTCAAGGTATCCTTTTAATAGTTTTTACGTGGCATTTGGAACGGCAAATACACAAGCATCAACCCTTTCTATAGATTATTGGGATGGGAATACGTGGAGAGAATCTGTTGATGTAGTGGATCAGACAGATGGTTTTAAGCAGGACGGTCTTATAACTTTTGTTCCCGATAAGGGAAAATCAGGGTGGTCAAGAGAAGACACTGTTAACAGAAGTGGAACCGAACAAGTCACAGGTTTAGGGGATGTAACCATTTATGATCAATATTGGTTAAGACTCTCCGTGAGTGCAGATATGGACGCAGGAACGACTTTAAAATGGTTAAAATATAAATTTATAATCGATGACGAACTATATAGTGAATATCCTATTTTCAATAGTTCAGATGTGAAAACTTCATTTGAGTCGGGAAAGACCGATTGGGAGGAGCAAGTAGTAGTAGGGTCTGGCCTAGTCGTCGATGAATTAATTAGACGCGGAACTATAGAATCAGGGAATCAGTTATTAGATTATAGTAAATTAAAATCTCCATGTGTCCCTAAAGTCGCTGAATTAATTTTTAATTCTTTTGGGGATGACTACAACGATGATAGGCTAAAGGCCAGAGATTTATTTAAAGAGCGTATAGGGAATAAATCATTTAACATTGATTTAAATAATAATGCAACGCTCGATAATCAAGAGTTAGGATTCAGGTCAGGTTATTTCTGGCAATAGGATTAAAGATGCCATGCAATAAAAAAAATAAGAAAAAAAATAAAAAGAAAAATTATAAAACTAAAAAATAAAAAGAATTTATATGAGTACATTAGGGACAATAAGAGATGCAATGGTAACAAAGATAACTACTTTGTTTCCTAATAAAAAAAGAATACCGAGACCACGAGTATTAGATCAAAATATCGATAATTTTTTAAATGACGGATTCGGTATATATATAGGCCCTAGCACTATTTCAGATCAGGATTTAGGTTATCACATCGCAGTAAGATCAAGTGAAATCAATGTAGTTCTAACTGAAAAAATTTATACTTTAGATAATAATCATGTAGGGGAAGCCGCAGCAGAAAACTCTTTACATGGAAATAAAGAATCATTAATTCAATCGATCTCTGAAATGACTTTAGAAGCTATTGAAGATGATTTTTTAAATATACTTTATACAAGTGACGATGGCGGAGAGTTTATTTTTGCAGAAAAAAATAATTACTTGGCCTTAACAATTACGTTTACAGTTAATTATTCAAAAAATAAAACATATTGCGTTTAATAAAGGAGTATTAAATGGCCCTATCAAACCCACGATCATTATTTGGAATTCACTCGGTTGCAATGTACAACACAACAACAAGAGTTCCCTATGGAATAGTAAAAGTCGCCAAGGGTGCTAACCTTGCTTTGACAGGTGAGACAGTCGAGTTAACAGGTGGATCTTTTAGATATCCATGGGCAATTGAAGACGGTCTTATATCAACGGAACTAAGTTTGACTTTTGCAGAATACCCAAACTTTTTATATGAAGTCTTATTGGGTAAATCAGTTACAGAAAATACAAGTGATACCACTGGTGATATTTCTGCAATTACAAACCAAAATGGAACCTCGGTAGTTGATGCAACCACTGGTATAGCCTCAGTAGGGTTACTCTCTGGAGACAGTGCAGATTTAAAATTTGGAAAATACTTAGTAAAAGTCACAGATTCATCGACGGACACTATTACTGTTTATAATTATACCGATATCGATTTTGCTAGAGGGACAGACACAAGTTACACCGATGATACTTTAGCTATTGGAACCGCAATTATACCAGGATCAGGTGGAACGGTCAGTCTTGCGGATTATGGTTTAGAGTTTACTGGCGGTAGTGGGACTATTGCACTTACAGACGATGACACAGCGTATTTTGAAGTCAGACCAGTCAATACAAAAAATATAACCGTGACCATTGGCGGTGCGAATGACGTTTTTCCCGAATTTGGTTGCTTAATTTATGCTCAGAAAAAAGGTGGAGGTCAGATGTACGAAATTGATCTTTTTAAATGTAAAGGAATCGGATTGCCTTTAAATTTTACACCTCAAGAATTTTCAGAGGCAGAAGTCACAATTAAAGCATTTTATGATTCTGCTCGAAGTGGAATTATGTCAATAAGATCAATCGATTCATTTTCTTAATGCTTTTATTTAATAAACATAAATAGTAAAACTTGAAATAATAAAATATTTCAAGGATAGAAAAATGAAATTAGAAAATTTAACACCACGACCTTCCAAAATATATCTTTCTTCCATGGGCAAAGAGTATACCCTTCGCCCATGGTCGTTAAAAGATCAAATTTTTATGAATCAAGAATATGGCGACAGGGTCAATGAAATTTTTAACAAAGATAAAATTGACTTAGTCGCAATATGTAGGATGGTTTATAGGTTAATCGCAGATAAAAATGATTTTAAAGCAATTGAAGTTAATGACATTGATGAAAATGGAAATGAAGTTAAGTATAAATTAGGTGGATATAAGCTTTTAATACATAAAGTCACTGATTACAAAGATCAGGTCAAATTAATGACTGGTCTGTTAGAATGTATAGGACTATCAATGCCGGAATTAGAAGAGTTAAAAAATTTAGGTGAAGAATCAGAAAAAAAAAGTTAACTCAAGAAGAAACTGACTGGTCTGAAATTTTAGATTTACTTAGTTATGAATACGGTTGGACAACAGAATATATTTTATCTCGAACCTTTAAAGAAATAGAATATAGGATGTATGCAATAGATAGAAGAAAAAAAATAGAGCAGTCTAACAAAATAGCTTTAGCAGGCGGTAAACCAAGAATTGCTATACCTAAGAGAAGAATTGATAATAGTAAAAAAGAAAAAACAAAAGAAGAAATAAACATAGATCAAAAAGTAATGGATGCATTTAACAAAAGGCAAATGGAATGGCCGAAAAATTAGTAATTGACATCGAAGCAAGAAATAAAAAATTTAATCAAAATATTGATGAGTCAATTTCTAAATCTGAAAAGTTAAAAGAAACTTTGACAGGTGTTGCCACTGTGTCAGGTGCCGCATTCGCCGGATTAACAGCAGGAATTGGAGCGGCAGTAAATGAAGCAATTAAAATAGAGCAAATTAATACTCAATTTGAAGTTTTAACAGGTTCAGTCTTAGGAGCAGAAAAGGCCGTAAAACAACTACAAGATTTATCGGCAACAACACCATTTTCATTTGAGGAAGTGGCCAGTGCAGGCAAACAATTACTTGGATTTGGATTTTCCACGGAAGAATTAACAGACAGGTTAAAAGAGTTGGGCAACGTTGCCGCTGCCTCTGGATCACCTGTTAATGACCTTAGTTTAATTTATGGTCAGGTTGCCGCAGCAGGAAAATTAACTGGAGAAAGATTATTACAATTACAAGAAAGAGCAATCCCTATAGGCCCTGCTATTGCAAAAACTTTAGGTGTTGCAGAAAGTGCAGTAAGGGATTTAGTTTCTAAAGGAAAAGTAGACTTTGATACTTTTCAAACGGCCTTTGCTTCACTCTCCAAAGAGGGTGGTTTTGCATTCGGTGGATTGGAAAAGCAATCCCAAACTTTAGGTGGTCAAATTTCAACTTTAAAAGATAATTTTAAATTAATACTAGTTGAAATAGGCAATAGATTCTTACCTGTATTAAAGCAAGTCACAGCGTCATTCATAGAATTTTTTCAAAAATTAAGAAATAATCCAGAATTAATTGACACAGCGGTTAAAATTTTAAAAATTGCAGCGGTTACAACTGGACTTATAACAGCAGTATCAACTGCGGTCATAGTGTTTTTAAAACTAAAAGCTGTGTTAGTCGCAACTGTGGGCGTGTTAGGTGCTATAGGTGGTTTTCTTAGCTCTCCTATAGTGATAATCGGTGCCTTGGTTGCTGCGGTGGTCGGATTAGTGACTGCATGGGATTCTAATCTTTCAATAATGGAAAATATAACCGAAAATTTTTGGTTAAGAATAAAAACTTTATTCGGTGGGATAAAAAATATAATTGCATCGGCCTTTAGTTTTGACATACAGGGAATTAAAGATGGACTTGAAGAAGCAAAGGCCGCTTTTGCCTCAAGTGCCGATGAAGTCCAGAAAAAAAGAGATCAATTGGCCGAAAAACAACAACAAAGACGAGACGCAGAAGTTGAGGCCGAAAGAAATAAAACTGCATTATTAGAGCAAGAAGAAATTGAAGCAGATCAAAGAAAATTTCAAAGAGAAGAAGAAAAAAGACAAGCTGTGTTAGAAAAAAAACTAGCAGAAGCAGAAGAAGACGCCCAAATACAAAGAGAAATAGATGATATTAAAATTAAGCAGGGCATTAGTTTA